CGGCTAAATCAACTCCGTTTAGTCTCAACTCAGAATTCGGGGTAAACACGATAGTGTCATTCCCCAGGTATCCCCACCCGTTCTTCACACCCACGTCACTTAAATCATCACTTTTCTTAATTCTATTATGTACACGCCTAGCCCCCGACTCTCTTACCTCATTATCAAGGCATTCGTGCATCACTTGTTCAAAATCCAGCACAGTACCGTTAGATGGTCGTATTGAAGTTGCAAAGCCTATGTTGCTTCCTAAGCCGGAAGTAAGAGGCATATCCAGTATAACACAGTTAGACAGTCCCGAGCCACTAGCACCCTGAAAGGCACCAAAACCGTACATGGCTATGTGTGCGTAAGCTCTAGGCATAATAAGCTACATTACATACAGAAGAAGTGCTCGACTCTATTATCCGCATAGCACGTAAATCACCCACATATAAAAAACTCTCGCCTGCTGCAAGAGTCATACCTGCTGTTGTAGTGGGGTCTGTACCATCATCCCGCCATACAAGTGCCGCACCTGTTGCCTGTATAATTGCTACCCTCGCCTCAGAAGGAACAACATTCCCCTGGTCTGTTCCTTGTGACGGTAAGCCAACCGCTGTTGCAAAACTTGTGTCCTGCCCGAAAGCTATAGCTCGTCTGGTACCATCTAATACGTTCATTCCCATCTTTGTTTCCTCAAAGTTCTGTAGTAGGATTTCTCCGGTACACCCTGTACGACACTAACAGATAAAAAGTGGTTTCCTAACCTCTTCAAAATTGGTGCATCCTTGCGGTTGTTATCGGGTAAGAAGCTCCTTACCTTTGTTCTTCCTACTCCCATTACAGGAGAGATAGATCACCTCCGCTTTGTAGGCCGAAGCCTAGAATTCGAGGATTTTCTTTACTCTGCGTATATTGGTATCTGGTACACGGTTCCTGCTACCACTATTCGTATGTAGCCATCTTCTTGTGTTGACTGGGGTGATACGGTCATTGTTGATGTCTCAACAGCATGCGTACCAGCGTCCATGTCCATCACGTAATCGAGATCACCACCAGTGTCCTTAATACCTAAAAATGATTTAGCCATCTTATTCTCCAAAAATGGAGGGTCGGTTAAGACCCCCCTTTAGCCTATGCTGGGCTAGAACCAAATAAAGCTCTAGGATTGAACCAACCGGCTGCTGCTCGATAAGTACCTTTGAACTTAGCGTTCTCAGTATCGTGATCGTCGTCAACAGTTATCTCCAGTGGTCGTCTGTCCTGCCATACCATACCAGGAACATTAGTTCTAATGAACCAGTTATTAGTATCAGTTAAGTAATGATTAACCTTAATACCGTCAGGGAACATACCCATAGATTTAAGTGCGTTAGTATCATTATTAGCTGTACCAACACGGTCGGCTGTTTTAAGGATACGCTCTGCTTCATACGCAAGGTTAGAAGGTACGATCAAGCACTTAGGAATGATCTTAATCGCTAAACCACGATCATTCTTTAAACGCATTATGTCAATACCAGCTTGCTCAAGAGAAGCCTCAGACAAAGCCGCTGCTGTAGTTAAACGGTTACTGTAAGTACCACCAGCCACATTAGGATGAGCTGTTGATAAAAGAACAACACCGTCACCACCTGTATAACCCGATGTTTCAGCTCGGTTGTACACATTAGCGCCTGTGACTTCTTTAGCAGTTTCTAAACTGAAGCGTAGTTCTTCAGTCTGGTCTTTGCCTAGTAACCCGTAAAGGTCATCTTCTCGTGCTTCACGTGAAATAACAAAACCAAGACCTACAGTCTGGTTAGTTAATCGTGTAAGGAAGCCCTGCTGAGAATTATCATACAGGATAGATCCACCTTCAGGTTTAACTGCGCCTAAACCGAAGTTAGATTTTCCTCTGTACTCCTCATATTTCCGTTTTGATGTTTCCATATCAAAAAGGTCTTTGAACTCTTTATCGAACTTAGTCGGAGAGTCATCGAACCATTTTTTTATACCTGGGTAATAGGCTTGCGCCCATGCTGCTGTTGTAATAGCCATAAGAGCCTCCTATATGCCAGCTACTGCTGCGGTGAAGTGTGTATCATTCAAGCGTACTATCCAACGTGCGCCTACTGAGCCGATCTCATTATCGGGTCTCTGTACGAAATCTACAATTTTTAAGGGAAGGGTTGCTGTAGTCGCCGCAGTAGAACTATCAAGTTCCATTGCTGATCGACCAGTAGTTGTTGAACCCGCTGTTGCAAGTACGGCTGCGTTGATGCCGATATCTGTAATTGCTAGAGCACCACCACCTGCATCTTCTTGTACTTCGTACAGTACATCAGGGCCTACAAGAACCTGAATGACGTTAGCTGTACTCGCAGAGGAATGCCCCTGGAAGTTAAGCGCACCTGTACTCATTGCGTTATCTCTAACGCCGTTAACACCAATAGGCATTGATTCATCGACACCTACACATACCCCATAAGGGATGCCTGTAGCAGTCATAGGGATTACTTTACCATCTGCCTCGAGAGCCACCAAATCACCGATGAATATAGCACCGGCTGAAGCGTCACATTCCATATTCTGAATGTTCGCGTTATAAGGGGAACCCGACATAGTGCCTATAGGTTTGAACCCATTAGGCGCGTCTAAGTTAGCCATGTTTTTTCTCCATTAAGGCAAAAAACAACGTCACGGTTCTCTTTCCGAGAACTCGACATCTGTTTTAATGCCACCATAAGTATCTCCAGTTTCGTGTCGAGAGATTTCACTCTCCACGCCTACTAGAGCGTCTGCTGCCGCAGCGCGGTCAGCTTCGTAATACTCCAATGGTTGCTTCATAAGGATACCTCGTGATCCGTCTGAATTAACAGGGCGAGAATTAGCATTACCAGTGCTTTCTTTAGCACCTTGCAACTTCTCACCATCGTTAGCATAAACATAACCAGCGGCTAGCGCTCTGTCTATATCTATCTCACGTTCATTGAATATGTGGTAGTTAAAATTAGGGTCTTTCCCTTGTACAACTAACACATCGTTGGCACCGCCTAATGGTACACGTGTTCCTTCTCTTGGGGTTTGCTCTCTTGTAAGTCTTTTTGGCATAATTTACTCGCTGAATGCTTTCATGTAATCTTCTTCGTTTTTGAATACACCATTTCGTATTAGCTGCTTCGCTATACCTTGCTGATCCTCCGACAAAGACGTTAATTTTCTTGCACTCGTAGGTGCTGATCTGCTTGCTGGCGCAACCGCTTGTGTTCTGCGCCTTGTGCTCTGGAAAGTCTTTTTATCAGCTTCCGTGATCTTGTTGAGTAGTTCCTGCCCTGTTATGTCAGGGTTAACCTCTATGGCCTTTGCTGCTATAGCGTCAACAAGTAATGTTCTTGTCTCATCTACGCCATACCATGAATTCTCTGCCATGAATGTGTTAGCTTGAACAGCTCTGTCTTTTTCAGCCTCTGTTGGCTGATAAACATCAGGCTCTTCTTTTTCCTTTTGTTTTTCAGCTATCTGGTCACTTAACCGGACAACTTCTTGTATATCCTGCATTTCTGCTGCGGAGTCACGCAGTACCTTAAGTTCTGCTAATGCCCGTTCCTTCGCATCTTGCACCAATCCTTGCTCACGCTGCCTCATAAGTTCTACAGTCTCGTTAGTCATCCTTTGTGACTTCTCTAACCTGTGTATCTTATCGTACAGCTTTCCTCTACCTACGAACTCCTCTGGTGTTAGATTAGCTTTACCTTCAACACCATCAGGGTTATAACCCATCTGGATAGCTTCTTCAAGGATAGGGTCTTTTTCTTGATCTGCCTCTTGCCCTGCCTCTAATTCATTAAAACCAGCCTCTAGGGACTCTGCTGTTATTTGGTCATCTTCCTGCGCGGGAAGATCATCAGCTTCTATAGCTTTTTCGCTCATTCTAAGCTCCACTAAAATTAACTAAAATATTCTCGTCAGTCACCAAAAAATATCTTTTCTTTGGGTCATCCTTATCGAGGATAAAATCTGCTACGTGCTTCTTGTACTGTACTCTGTCGCCTACCTTAGCCCACGGCTTCCATCCTTCCATGTCGCCATCTATCGCTTTCCATGCCATGTTACCTACAGCAACTACAGTACCTTCAGTTATAGCGTTTTCTTCGAGTTTCTTATCAAGAGAACCTTCTACTACCCTGATAATACCGCCTTTTGTTTTTTCTTCCACTGTGTTAGGGTCTATTACAACGTAATGACCGCATGGTTCCCCTTTAAACATCTTCCCCCTCCTTGAAATCTTCTAAATCCTCTATAATTCGTTGTACGGCATCTAATCCGTTAACGAATCCGCTGGAGTGTGCCTGTGTTATAGCTATACTATTAACATTATCAGACATTAAGTCCCCTGAGCAGAACTCAGCGAACAGGTCCTGCTTCGCCCGTATTAGACCCTGCAGTAGCTCCTGGGTTTCCGGTTCCTTTAACCATGTTCTTGACATCTTTTGTTCCCCCGAGGTCTTTTACCTCTTCTTTAGATTCTTCTCTCATCTCATGTAGTATTTTCATGTACATGTCTAACTGATGGCCTTCTTCAGCCGCTTCTGCATCTGCTATGTCTTTTAGAACCTTAGCGGATACTTCTATATCATGTTGTTCAGCTTCTAATGCTTTATGCAGTAACTCGATAGTTTCTTTTTCTATTTTGTGTTTAGCGAGTGCATCTTCCCGTACTGTGTCAGGATCAGGTTGTGGTTCTTCTTTATTCCACAAGCCCTCTATGTTAGGATGCTCCTCTGCCTCTAGCTTACGCTGTATTGCAGCCCGTAAGTCAAGTAATTGAGGGAACGCTGCTGCTGTCTGGACAAGTGAATCTGCTTTAGCTAGCTGTAACTCTCTTGTACTCATCTTCGGGTCTGCGGCTGGTAACACATCTACGTTCTTTGTGTTGTAGTCTTCTTCGCTTATCCGGTTAATATCAAGACCGCTTTGCTGTATCTGCTGTAACTGTACCTGGCTGAGATTAATAATATTTAAGTAAAATCCAGACTCCACGTTATCTTTATTAAGCCTGAACAACATCTGTAGTTCTTGATTAAGTGATCTGTAAATTCTTGAGTAAATACCTGTGAATATTTTTGTTCCTTGTTCAATCACAGCCATCGTTGTACCGGCTTTCTGGTTCTGACCTGGGTTCTCCCCAACCATGCTATCAACTGTTGATGCAAGTCTTTGTGCTGATTGCACCATCATGTTCAAAAGACTGAACAGGACATTAGACGGTTCTCTGACAGGTAGCGGCACAATACCACGGCTTAGTTCATCGCCTGAAGCATCTGTTTGCTTCCACTCGAAAGGTTTGAACTGTGATTCACCCCTTTTCATGCGTATTCTTCGTGATAGCCAACCACCACCCCTGTTAGCCATCGTTCCTGCGTCTGTTAACTGGTTAATCGTTGTGTCAACGCTGTTATTTAGTGGTCCTATAAGCTTACCGAAGCCCATCCCATAAAAAGACCCATCATACGAAGGCATGAACAAGTATCTAACAAAATAAGGTATCTTCTTAACATTTATTATAAGCCCTTCATCGTTAGCTATTATATCATCTTCACTATAGCAAGGGTATATCCTGCAAACGTAAGCATCACTTAGCTTAACAGTAACTATGTACGGTTCTACTATGCCATCACCATCAAGATCAAGGTAAGTATGCTGCTCAAGGAACTCGTGAGGATTCTTACCCACTGGTTTTTCTTTTAATCTGGGTTCTTTCTCAGGTAATGACGCTGTACCTAGCTCGTGCTCTGCGTACATCCCCGCGTTAACATACTTTTTATACATCTCTTCTGTTATCATCAAACGATGAGTTACACGGTCTGCTTGTGCTAGATTAGGTGCATAATAGTTAACAACTAGGTCCTGTGGATAGACAAGTTCTGATACGTTACGCTCTTCTACAGGGTTAAACCACAACTTCTTGAACATACAGCCGTAGATACTCAAAGACATGAATAACCCATCCATGTCCTCTTTCCACTCTGTTTGTTGCACGTTAATCTGCCAATTCATGTGCAGTGCTACACGTATAGCTCTCGATATTTTTGAACCGTCTTCGTCAAAGCCGAGAACTCTTGTTTTAACAACTGTGTTTGTTATAACACTGGGGTACATCCTTGCATTGAACTGTATACTAGCTTCAGTTAACAAAGGGTACTTAATATTTGATGCGTTACGCCATGGTGTGTTCTTAACTTCTTGTATCTGCGATGCCAGCTTATCCCACTCTTCTAGCTGGTCTTCCCATTCTTTTCTTGAGGCTTTGTCGTCCCTGTAGTCTTGAACAACATCAAGACCTATACGGCGCAGTTCATCGCCCTTTATCTTTCCGACGAGGTTGTCTTCTTCCAGGAATTCTAGTAAGTCTGTTATCATTCAGTAACCTTTAATATCCTGTACATAAGTTAAAATCATCGTCGTAGTACTCTTCTAGCTCATTTTCATAAGCATCTTCACGAGCTTGTTCTTCTGTTGGTGCGCCTGTGTACTGGTCTACCGTCAAACCTAGCCATGCCAGCGCATCCACTATATCGTCGTGCTTAGCCTTAGGGAAGCGTATCAGCTCATCGAGTAGGTCTTCCCACCACCATGCCTCTTTATCGAACTCTACAGCACCCCTTCTCACCCGTACAGAGAAGGATTTTGCCCGTCGTACCTTGTCTTTATCAGGATTTTGGGGATTAAGGTCTATCCATATCCCTGCATCTCTCTGTGCAACTTCTAGAGCTGGACCTAATGACTTCTCTATTGCGCCTTTCTCAACAGTGAATATCTCAGGGTTATAAGTCCTTTGTACATCCATCATTTCCTCAATTATCTCGAAAGCGTCCCATCTTCCGCGACGTATATCCACTATTTTCATTGTGTTAGCAGCATTTATACCGCAAACTGCTATAACTGTGTAATCCGCATAAGAAGCCTTAGATATAGCGAAATCACCAGCCGCGTAGTAAGTTAATGGTTCATCCTTGTTTTCTATCGGTTTTAGATGGTTACGCTTAAACATAGCGTTTTCTTCATCTATAGGCTCGTTAAGATACTCCTGGAAATACAAATCCTGCATTCCATCTTCTGTGTACTCAGCTTTTAATCTTCTTAGTTCTTTTTCGTCTAACTTCTCAGGCCATAACAGTTCAGTGAAATCAAGGTTATGTGCTCTGTATCTCTGAGACTCCCAAAACTTAGATTTAAGCAGGTTCTCTAATAGACTATCCATATGAAGAATAGTTCCCACAACTCGTACTATTCCGTTTTTAGATAAAGCAGGTACAAGGGCACCTTTGAACCATCGTCGTAGCTTATAGCGAGCCTCTGGTGTTCCTACAAGTTCTTCGTTCTCGAGATCATCAACAACTATCAGGTCTGGTCGTTTACCATCCCATTTAGTGCCACGTAGTTTCTGGCCGGAGCCCTTGACACTTATCTTGAACTTCCACCCGTCCTTGCATCTTACCTCTACCGTTGTTTCTGTCTCTTTGTCGAAGCTAAGTACACCGAACATTCTTCTCAGCTTCTGGTTCTCAGCAAGCTCATTCCTTATATCGCCTAAGAACATCCTCGCCTGTGCCTCTGTATCAGATATTATCAGTGCGAATCCTCTTTCCCTGAATAGCATCTCTGCTAGAACAAACGTATGTGTTACCGCTGTCGATTTAGCTGTATTTCGAGGAGCCGCTATCGCAACCCTTGTGTGTTCAGATGTACATAACTCCCACATCTGCCTATGAAAATCAGGTGTAGGCAAGGGCGCATCGAACTGTGGTTTAAGAATACTCTCACTGAAACCAGCTATTGTTGCTGCATCTAGCATTATTCTTCGGGTTCCTTCGGTACTTCCTTAACCACGTTAAAGTTAGCCATTTTCTTGAATTCAGCCTTAAGATCAGCCATATCACTCAAAGCTTCTGCTACAACAGGTGCTTTCAGCTTAGACTGGTTATTAACTGCCTTATCCGCTATAAGCATCGCCTGGGCACCAGATAAAGGTACACGTATCTCATTACCAGCCCTGTCAACCCGTTTATCGCCATGCTCTAGTGAATCTTCTACTATCCCTAACGCTTTCTCTGTTATACCCGTTAGCTTACTGTCAAGAAAATCATGCCTTTCTCGTTGTATAAGCCCCGCTAGTACAGGCCACCAAGCCGATTGTTTCCACGATTGAACCGTAGACCTTTGTATATTAACAACCTGAGCAGCTTTACCTATACTTCCTTTAACTATATAAGCAGCAACCGCCATCAGTTTATCCGTAGGACTGTACGAGTTAGATCTTTCGCTGTACAACCCCTCTATTTCGTGTAGATTTTCAAGATTTATCCCGCTTATCTTATCAGCCAGATCAAGTATCTCTTTAGTCTCGCCTAAGTTTTTTGTTATATCTTGCATAGTTAACGGTTTCCGGCACTTACCAGCCCCTAACAAATTAGTAGGGGTTCTCTCCTGATGATTAACACAGGATGGTCTTTTAGCTAACCCCCTGTTCCTGAATTTGAACGGAGTTCTGTACATCCACGGGCTAACCCCTGGACACTTAGTGCCTTTCTTCCTCCCCTGTTTTTGTTTAGGTGTACCATCTTTCTTTGTACCGAACAGATGCTCTGGATTCTGAGGGTGGTATCTCCTCAGTGGTGTGTACACTACACCTTTCCAGAACCTCTTTTTCCTCCTTTTGAGGATAACTAATCCATGTTTGTACTTCTTCTCCTGTAACTGCTTCCTCCTTTTTTGCTTTTTTTTCTTCCTCTGGAGCTTCTCCTCCTTGCGTTCCTTGCACAGCTCTTGTATTGTTTTCATACAACCCCCGTATAAAATCTTGTACGAACTCTCGTATAGAAAGGGGATGAGGCGTTAAAGGGGAGTTAACGAGACCCCCCACCCCCTAGATTCTGTTCTCTGTTTACTTAAGAAACGGCTCAGTCTCTTGTATGAAATCTTGCATGGTTTTTCTGACAGATATTTCAGTAAGCCCTTGCTTTTTCATACATAGTTCATAAAGGTCTATAAGCTCTTGATCTGCTATATGTAGTTCACACCGGCCTTCCGCTTTGCTCTTTGTTCTCGGTTGAATAGGCCTGTTCAACCCTGTACCCGTTAACAACTCCGCTGTTTTTGTACCTACGTAAAATTCGTTCATTCAGTACCCCCTTAAGTACCCCGTAATTTTTTCTAAAAAATATTAGCAACCAAAAAACAAGGTTTAATAGGCTTCAACCAAAAACATAAGATACGTAATCAACAAGAGAATAACTACCGCGAATATAATCATTATGTACTTCAAAAATTGTTAAAAAATTGTTCTAGTGTTTGCTAGGGCTCACCCTGTTTATCACCATTATCTAATTTACCCCCCTTACCCCCTTGCCTGTATCAATGAGCTGAATCCTAGCACGTATAACCAAGTATGTCAAGCTTTATTCGTACTGACTCGTACATCATTCCAGTGCTTAATTATAACCATTACATATAATTACGAACATAATATGTAACCAGTCAAACCCCTAATAACACCATAAGATGTTGATATATAAAGGTTTATTCTAGAGAAACCAAAACCCTTATTAATAATGAACAACATATACCCGTGTAATTACTCTTATATATCAGTATAATACATATAACACATATAAGTATCACAATAATTAATAACAAGAGTAAAGAATATTCCTTTACTCGATGAACAATAACAATTACATGGTGTATGATAGTGTATCTGACTACAAGGGTTGGGAAGCTTCTCAACCCGGTAGTACAGCAGATATAACTACCCGTAACTTAATAAACCACATAAGTAACTAACTGAAGGTCAAGAGCGGTTTCAGATGTTTAAGATAGGATGCCTTCTGGTGTCCTGTCTTAAAGAGATGTTAAACTTCAAAGGTAGTGATTAAGTACGTACTAATAAGTGCGTGTGTATGTACTAGTTATGTACTTAGTGCTTGTTGTCTAGCATATACTATTAAACTACACAAGTAAAGTACAAATTACATGAAATACAAAATAAACATAATATATATGGGAATTATATATTTAACTCCCTAATAAACTGATTTTGTATTTTTTACTAAACCTCTGATTATATTGATGTTATATATTGCGTATATACTTGACTCCCTTGCTAAAAAGGCGCAATATATACACATGGACACAAAAACTACATATAAAGGCTTTAAGATAATAACCAAAAAGAAAGACGGATATTATCAAAGTTTTATGTTTTACCTAAACGAACTTACTGCTTTTGACTCTTGCAAAGAAACGTTAAAAAGAGATGCAATAAGTTGGGCTAAATGGACAATAGACAGGAAATAAATATGAGTAAAAAAAGAAAATGTTTAGATTGTTGGGAGGATAGTTACACATTACTAAAAGACCCAAGAACCCCACCATTAGGTTCAGGGAATTGCTTGTGTCGCAGTTGCTTATTTCAGGCTATTGAATTACTTGTGGAAGAAAAGGAAGACGAGATTAACGACTTAAAAACCCTACTACGTGGAGCTAGAGAATGAACGATAAAACCACAATCAGCTTGTTACAGTTATTCCAGATGTTTCCAGATCAGGAGTCGGCACGTGACTACTTAGAGTCAAGGCTTTGGCCGACGAATCACTTATAAGGATTTGATTTCATGACTAAAATATTAAAGACGCTGGATAATATTGCCGATGCTGTTTTGAGATACCGACCAAAGCCAAAGTCTACCCCTGCTAAAAAACGAGCACGAAAAAGAAAAAAGATAGAGAGGGAGTCATGTATATAATTCCCATATCTTTCAAAGCTTGCTATCTTCTTCAATCAGAGTATAGTTAACACATCAACAACAGAACAAGGGTGGAGATGCTTCTTCACCCAAAGAACACAACACAAGAGGAACAACAGATGGAAGCTTACATAAGTACTTACGGTTTATACAACACTGGTTCACCTAAAGGTGATTGGTTCGATCTTGATCTATATGATGACCAGGAGGAACTAGACGATGCCCTTGAGGTATTTTTTGATGGTATTGACGATGACCCCGAGTACATGTATCAAGATTTTGAAGGCTTTCCCGACTCTTATTATAATGAGTCCGGTTTATCTTCTGAATTTTGGGAGTACAAGGAGATGGTAAATGATGGAGTAGACAAAGATATGCTCGCGGCAGGTGCAGAGCTGGGTATACCTCTGGGCAGCATACAGGATGCTTATCGCGGGGAGTTCGATACTGTAGCTGAATTTGCTAATGATTGGTTGGACGGAACTGGTGAACTGGATGATGACAGCGTGTTAGCCAGATACTTCGACTATGAGAAGTACGGCAGGGATTTAGCTATGGACTTTTCTGAGTTTAACGGTCATTATTTTCTTACTGATTGGTGAGGAGTGTTATGTTAACTTTTTGTATGTTATACTCAGGGTATGTTATTATTTTGTTTTTTTGTTCTTACATAAGGGGTTAAAATGAATAAACGACAAAGACTAGAATCTTTTTTGTGCTTCACCAGGTTAACGAGCGGTTCCTGTTATGTTTATGCGCTAGGCGGGGTATGGCAGAGGTTCAACCGCCAAAAGATAATAGCCGTTCTTACAGGACGTAAGAAACCACAAAAGGAGTGCGGTGTTAACGCTATAAGAGACTTTTTTGTTGAGTTCTTTGATCTACAGGACTTAACCAGGACAGAAGAAGATCAAGTAATACAGGAAAAGGTTAAACTGTACATACATAAACACGGGGGATACACGAAATGAGTGCCTATAAAATAGTAGCAAGAGACAATCATCTAGCCGTACATTCTTCAGGGTACTACGGGGGTGACGGTAAGAACAAAGCCCAAGAACGTTGTGATGATGGCTACTGTGCAAAACATTGGAGCGACAAAGAGTAAGCCGAAAAAGGCTTTATTGTTGTTAGTGATGACTGAGGATAACGACTATGAATAAACTACCTAAAAGACAAAGGAGAAGTAGCAAAGAGACTTCTTCGCGAAACATCTTTCTTGATGACACACCGTCTGTATTAACAGACCTCCTAACGGGGATGATACTAGCCCTTGTTATGGCTGTAGCTTTTATCGGTGTTGTACTGCTGTAATACAAACTTTTCGAGGGTCTGAATAATGACTGTTCTAAAGATTAAACCTTACTTTGTGATAATCTATACACTTGAGGATGATTATTATGCAATGCCTGGCGAGGACGGAGAGGTAGACCAGTTCAGGTCAGAGGATGACGCAAGGGAGGCCGCGAAAGCCACTATTGAAGATAGTGAAAGGTATGAGATTTTCCGTGTAGCGCAGTCTTAACGCGTAGGTGTTCAAATGATAATCGGGTCTATGCTGTATTTTTTGGTGGTTACTTCCATAACGTGGAAGCTTTACATGAGGTATTTGAAATGATAATTCTTAAGGTGCATTGGCTAGACAAAGGTGTGGTTAATGTACTGTATTTTGACAGTGAGCGTACATGTGTGCAGCAGATGAAGGGTAAAAAGTACAACACTGAGTTGATACACGTACAGCAGACCTCCCTAGTTATCGAGGGTGAGACTACAGATCAGACACCGCCATGTTTGGTAGGTGAAGTATGAAAGCCCTCTTACCGAGGGAAGCAGCTTCCTCCTTTTTGTATTGGTTACTGGTTCCCCTTGCTTTACTGGCTTTGTGCGCTTTTACACTGTTAGGTATCAATATACAGACAGTACATGACCATCAACAGATTAATAAGGTGTGATATGATTAATGTTAGAATAAAACATGCAGGTACAGGACAGACTATTCAAAGGAACCTTAACACAAGCAGCGCCTGCAACCTGCTCACTGAGGCGTTCATACGGTTCGAGGGTCTGGATAAGAGCGTAGCACGGAAAGCAGCGCTATCGAGCATACAGAGAGTATCAGAAGGTTTCCCGTACACGTTAACACATCCTGATACGTTAAACACATTAGTTTTTACAGAGGTAGGGTGCAATGAACAAAGAAATACAAAAGATTATAGATGATAGAGTAACAGCCGCTTATGGTAGAGGTGTACTAGCTGGCCGTATACAAGAAATAAACAGGCAGATCGACGAAGAAGAAAAGGAAAGAGATCAGCTCAGGCAAAAACTGGAGGATGTGCAATGAAATGCGTAATAACTTTTAATAACGGCGAAGAACTAAGAGCCGCTGTAGTCACCACAGTAGATAAAAGGATGATAGTACGCACTGAGGACAACGAACTAGTTATTATAGACCCTGAAGACTGCAGTGTAGAATATACAACAGAAGAAAATTCCTAAGTATAATAACGACAAGTGGCTAGCGACTTGTTATAAATAGTTTTAATTATCCCTTGACAATAGACATGACCTATGTTATATTGGTGTTAGAGACAGGAGAAAAGCGATGACCAATGCATCAAAACTTATTACTTTAATCAAGGAAGAAAACAACTTGGAGCTGAATAACGAGATTGAGTATCATATGATTTTAGATAGGGATTATGAGTATGACGCTGCAGACGGTTTTGATGATACTCATACCTTCGCAGAAGAAAACAAAGAGAGGGGCTTATTAAAGGTTTGTAGAAGTATTTTGATTAAGGCTGGTTTATGTTACAAAGAACCAGAAAAGACGGATGTTGGAAGAGACACTAGATTTACCTTAGACGGTGAAAAATACCAGTACCTGTCATGGGAGGTATGGATTAATGACTAAGCAAACACCGGCAGAGTCAAAGCGCATCCAGCGACAAAGAATGCGTGGTGAAGGTTACATATTAAAGCAGATTTGGGTTAAGCCTAAAGCATGGCTTGAAATAAAAAAAGAAATTAACAGGATGAATAATGAACATTAAAACAGGGGTATTAATAGGCTTATTATCAAGCCCTGTAATGGCTGATACTTATATAGACCTGCACGTAACGTCATGGCATTCAAAAGATACGTACACTAAACAGGGTGTAACAAAACAATACAACAATAAAAACTTCGGCCTCGGGGTAACAAAGTCTATTAACTTATATAACGACGTGTCAGCCGGTTTCTTCAAGAATTCTTATTATGATATGAGTACCTACATTGGTATTGACACACATACGAACACTAATCCGCGTATAGGTGTTATATATGGCGTGGTTACAGGGTACGACCAGGGGTATGTACTAGCTATGCCTAACGTCACTTACGATGTTGATAGATACCGCGTTAGATTTGGGCTGATACCTGGCTCTGAAGTACAGGCGTTAACATTAACCGTTTCTTATAAATTTTAGGGGTACAAGATGACTGAACACCAATATATAAAAGCGCATAAATCGTGTAAACTATACACAGCTATGTATAAAGGTATTCTTTACACAGCACCCATTAAATGGTGGAGCAGGACAACAGGCGACACCACTGCATGTATAAGAGCGAGAGCGCGAGAAAAAGATGCACACGGTAATGATAAATTCTCTGTAGAAGAAATTTTAGGGATAAAACCATTGCCGGGCGTGGAAAGAGCTGTTATTATTGATATGCAGGATGTACTTGAACGGCACAAAACTAATGACAGCCTTTATGCTGTCTTCTCCAGGACTAAACTTGTAGGTGTAACATGAGCAAAAAACAAAAAGAACCGACCGATGAAGTTCTGGATCAGATAGAAAAACAAAACACAGGTACAGGGTGGGTACGGGGCGAGCTTGACTTAGAGGTATTGTATACTGAAGAGATACACGACACTGATTGGTTCGTTAACGATGATGACAAGTTCCATGGCGAGTAACGTGGCGGAGAAAAGGGAGGCAGGGGCATCACTGGTTGAAGTTGTTACTGCAGTAGATGAGGCTGCAGGGATGTACATTAATGAGATATACAAAGATATACCGCTAGATGAATACACTCTTCATGAAAATGGTGTTATTGTGGCCTGTATGACTGCCAGCTTAACAGATGCCTTTGATCGGGGATCATCCCCATAAGGGGGGGCTTACTGGGCAAGGATCCATTTAAGGCTTTCGAGGGAAACAAATAAAAGGTTGAGTTAAAGGTCTAATTAAATACAAAGGTGAAAAAATGGATAAAGAATGTGCAAAAAACATAAGAAAGAGATTAATGCTTGGATAGATGGGGCGGTTATACAGTTCTATAGTACCATCAACTTACCAAAAGGCGTTACATGGGTTGACTGTGATAATAACAATCCAAGTTGGACTACAGGGTTTATATACAGAGTAAAGCCGGAAAAGCCGTGTAGAATTTGGGGCTTTTTGGAAGATGGAGTGAACCCTTGTGATAAATTCTACGATAGTGAGCAAACAGCAAAAAAATCTTGGTTGTATTTGAACTGCGAAGTTGAACCTGTAGAATTTATCCAGGTAATGAAAGATTAACATGAGGGTTAATTAACATGGTAGATAAAGACCTTAAAAATTTGTTTGTTGCATTAAGGCATTACGTGGTTGTTACTGCGGTGATAGACGACCACATCGTTGAGCAGGCATATAATGACGTGCTGTATGAAATTAACATACTTATTAAAAAGCCGGAAAGAGAACAGGAAAGAGAACATGAAGACCTATAAAATAAAGAACAAAGAAGGTGTTATTATATATGAAGAGGCTGACCTAAGAAGGGCTGACCTAAGAAGGGCTGACCTAAGAAGGGCTAACCTAAGAAGGGCTAACCTAAGAGGGGATGACCTCAAAGGGGCTGACCTCAAAGGGGCTGACCTCAAAGAGGCTGACCTAAGAAGGGCTAACCTAAGAGGTTGTGGTGTGTTGTCTATAGTAGGTTTCCGGTGGGCTATCGTTTGTAATAATGATAGCTTACAAATAGGCTGCAAGACACACACTATAACAGAGTGGGAAGCCTTCCCTGACGATGTTATACAACGCATGGATAGGTCAGCCCTGTCTTTCTGGAAAGAACACAAAGATGTTGTGCTGGCACTAGCAAAAACAGCGAGGCTTTTATAATGGGTCATTGGTATAATGATAAAGGTGAGGCTTGCTATACACAGCCTATGGCAAAGGACCCCACAAAGACGCGAGGCACGACGTTAAGAGATGCTAAAAAACTTAACCTCTTTCCATCAGTTACAACTATTATAGGGCAATTAGATAAACCAGCACTAACAAGGTGGATGATAAACGAAATGCTCCAGGCCGCTTTAACAGTACCGCCGCATGATGGCGAATCGACGTACATGTACGAGAAACGCCTCTGGGCCGTGTCAAAACAAAAAGGTAAAAAGGCAGCAGACAAGGGTACAGAGATTCATAACCTGCTAGAAGGTTGGTTCCTGGATGGTTCTAACGGTCATAACCCTTACGTGCAGGCAGTTATTACAAAGATGGATGACCTGTTCGGCGAGCAGGCATGGGTACCGGAGATGTCTTTCTGTAAGCATGGCTACGGGGGCAAGATAGATCTTCACTGTGCATCATCAGGCATGTACAGTGGGATAGTGCTAGATTTTAAAACTAAAGACTTAATAAAAATGAACCATAAGAAAAGCATGGTCTATCCCGAGAATAAGCTGCAGTTATCTGCTTACGGGGAAGGGGTCGGGTTAAAAGAGCCTTTATATGCTAATGTATTTATAGGGCGTGAATTATCTAAAGGTGAGGCTGATGTAAAAATAGAAACGTACACAGATACACACTTAGAGGAATTTATGTTATTATTACGTCATTGGCAATTAAGAAATGGAAGACTGGATCAGTACGAACAAGGTATACAGTACGAAAAAGAGCAAATATGTACAGCTACGGCGATTTAACTTGTTATGTGTGGCGTTTAAATTGGAGAAGAAAGATGAAATTAAGCGAACAGCTAAAACAAGACCATGAATGCGGTGATTTTGGTAAAGCACTAGAAGGTTACGCAGAAAGAGCTGAGGCGTTAGAAACTGCGCTAGAAGATGCAAAATTGTTCTCTACATGGGTTGAGTGCTTAGGACGGACTGATTGTGAAATTTATAAGCATGAGTTGAAGGGTTCGGCCGATTTATCGCTTGATAGAATTGACAAGGCTTTAAACACATAACGACTTGCATCAGCGGAATTTTGGGAGCGCAGCGTACAAAATGTCCGACTGTATGCGCTTGTTATGAGGCGTAAATTAAAGAGGTGAGAAATCGGAACAGATAGCAATAGCATTAACTGGTGTGGTAGCAATTTGGTTAAGCCAGGATACCCGCGACAACTGGCGTAAGTACGCGTGTTTGTTTGGCATGGCAGGGCAACCATTTTGGTTTTATTCAGCTTACACAGCCGAGCAATGGGGAATATTTGTGCTTTGTATATTTTATACATACGCATGGTTTAAAGGGGTTCGTTTACACTGGCTACCAAAGCTTAAACAAGCCTTATAACAGAGCAAGAAGCGGAATCTTTTACCACGTATTGAGATACCAAGCATGAAACAAGGTTATAACAAACAAGATAAGACGTACACACCACCTTCATCACGGCTTAGTGTCCTGGATGTAAGGGCTTTGCCTGTACCTAACGGAATACCGGAACGTGGCCTGACACACGATACTTGCAAAAAATTCGGGATAAGGGTCGAGTGTAGCGAGGTATCTGGCAAGCCTGTAGCACATTATTTCCCTGTTACGGAAAACAAGAAACTAACGGGCTGGGTACGCCGTGACTTAATAAAACCAAAAAAGTACGCTTTCCAGGCTATAGGTTCTGTATCATGTAAAAGCGATCTACTGGGGCAGGTTCATTCTAAAAAAGCTAGGCGAGTGCATATAGTAGAGGGCGTGTATGACGCACCTAGTTTATGGCAAGCGTTATACAACTCTGAATACAACAAAAAAAACGGGATGAAGTTCGAGCCAGCCGTTGTATCTATCGGGCTAGGGACTGTTAATGCTGCTAAACATATAGGTAGTAACGTAGATTTTCTACGTGGTTATGACGATATAATAACAGTGTTTGATAATGATTCATCGACGACAGAAGAATATGAGAAAGGGGTAAGGAAAGGCCAAGATGCAGTACAAGAAGTGTCCCTCGTTATACCGGAGATACTTAATGTTAAGCTTCGCTTTAATGACCCTAATGATTACCTGGTACGTGATGAGCAAAAAGCGCTCAATGATGACGTAACCTTTAATGCTGTGTTGTATGAGCATGATAATATAATATCTAATTGCGTGGGTATAGATACTTTGATGACCCCCTTGGAGAAAGGTGTCGGTATTGATTTTATGCCTCACACTATGTCACTGCTACACGGGTTACGCGCGAGAGAGATGACCGTTATACTTGCCCCGCCAGGCGCGGGTAAAACAACGATATGTAAAGAGATAGGCTACAGCCTTGTTAAAGCCGGTGAGAAAGTAGGGCATATATTCTTGGAAGAAGACCTGAAAAAGACACAGCAGAGTTATATAGCGTTAGACAATAACGTCCATTTACCAAAATTCAGGGAAGACCCTTCCATTCTGCCCCGTGATGCTGTACAATCGTCGATAGACCAGCTAATAGATAACGGTAGGACTATGTGGATGCAACATAGTGGTACGCTTAATAGTTCCACGTTAGTCGATAAGTTCCGTTGGATGCGAATGAAAGGGATGGACTTTATTATACTTGACCATATAAGCATGGTTATAGCCAGCACTAAAGGTTCTAATGAGAGAAAGGACGTGGACACGTTACTAACTGATATAGCCGCCTTCGTTACATCCTCCGGTTGTCATGTTATTGTAGTCTCACATATTAAGCGTGTTAACAGGGTGCTTAAAAAAGATAAGGATAACAGTGTTATATATCCTTATTGGGAAGAGGTTGATGCTGATATGGCAAGATCAAGCGGTATATTTGAACAAACAGCATGGAATATAATAGCGTTAGAGCCGGAGAAGTTAAAGAACAAGGAAAGGGGCAAGATACGGACGCGGGTTCTTAAGAACAGGGAGTGGGGGTGGTTAGGTATAGGGGACGTGATGGATATGCATCAGAGAACCGGACGATTACAAACAGTTAGTGATTATTAGATTTTCGTTATATCCTGGAGACTAAAGATGTGCAGATATTGTTATGAAAGATTAGAAGTTTGTCAAGTAGCATACAAAGCTCTTTTAAATTTAGGAAAGGATATGCAAGCCGGTAATCACTTTGAAACAGTGACAATATCAAAGCAGCAATATGAAGATATGCGGAAAAAATGCAAGCAGCATGATAACCAGCACTATTTAAGGCGCAGTAAAACAGCTTTTTAACTGGAAATAATAATGAACAAAAGACGTTTAAAATACAGTTTTACTAAAGTTATTAATGCGGTTGAGAATTTAAGATGTGAAAATTTGCATCATAAAAAATCACAGATGCATGATAAGGGTGTGGTATGTCCGGTCGAATATGAGCTTCACGCCCATGCTAATAAGTTGCGAGAACATATGAGGGATATAGGTTTGTTATGAGAATTAATGAGGGCAATAAAATATGAAAAATATAATTGAAAGAATAGTTTTTATGTTTACTTACAGTGAAGACATAAAGAGATTAATTATTTCTAATAAAAAGAAGCGAGAAGCTAAAGAATTTGACGAAGAACGTAGTCGCTTACATTTATGTATTAAACATAAACAAGAAAGGAATCAAAGCCATTATTCTGAACAAAATTGCGCGTACTGTATTTTGTTAAAAACCCTTAAGGAAAGAGAGCAGTATATTGATAGGACAAGGTAATAAGCGGGGTAATTAAGTAAACTTTATTTACTTATAGTTTTAGTATTCATAAGGAAGGTAAAGTGCGTTAATACTAGTTAAGCGCATGGGTGGTAGCCAAGTTGGAAAGGCAAGCAGTGTTTCTGTGTAGATAGGGAGTAATTACCGGATTAAAGCAGATAGCTGTAGATCACGGGTTCGAGTCCCGTCCACTCACCTTCACTTATGAGTATTACAACAAAGGAAAATTATGAAAAAAGATGAAAAAGGTTTGGTAATGTTAAAGAGCAATTCTGTTTTTGAGTTAGTGGATTATTCAAGCGAGGAAATGTACTACCCTCTAGGAATTTTCAAAAGCTTAGAAGATGCCAAAAAAAGTTATTGATGATGCGGTTGAAAAGAAAGAATACATCTCTGTACATGACCCAGAAGAGATTGAAATTATCCAAATTTTAGAGCGTACATTCGGCTACTCTGAAAATGGGTGTATAGTTTTTGAAATAAAAAGAGAGAAAGTTTATAGTGATAAAGACGACAGCTACTATTGGGGGGCATATGCCTAAATACAGCATTCAAGTCATAGCGGAAGTAGAGGTAGTAGCGCCGAACGTATTAAAAGCGTTCGATATTGCAGAAAAAAGAATAAGAGTTTCCGGACAGCATAGCGGGAGTAAACGAGACAAAAATGATAGGGATATGTGGAACACAGAATTAAAGGTTAAAGACGTTCATTGTAGAAAACCTTTTAGGATAGACACATAAGGAATGATAGGTGCTGTACCAGTGTTTGCTACAAAAGAAGCCGCCGAGGAATTTGCAGGTGATAAATATAAAATAGCGGAACTAACTATTGGGAAAATATAACAGAGCAATAAGCGGACAATCTTTACGGAACTAGTTAGGGGTACAATGGCTATTACAAAGGGTGGTATTTTTACAACTTGTTATCATTGCGGTCTTATCTGGTTAACAGGCTATGAGGACTACGTACCAAGAAGATCGCCTGCTAGAAAATCTTGGGAGGAACGTGTTAAAAAAGAAGGTAAACGCTTCCAGTGTTGCCGTTCATGCGGCACTGTTACTGACAGGTTAAAATCTTAATGATATACGTGTACGACACAGAGAGTGACGGGTTTCTTGAGGATGCCACTAAGTTCCATTGTGCTGTGTTCAAACCGCTAGATGGTGAGTGTATCAGGTTAACCACATTAGACCTATCGTTCCTTGAAGATGGTGATATCCTTGTTTGTCATAACCAGTTAGGCCATGACCTGCCGTTGATGGCGGAATTACATAATGTTTCGTACTGTACCATAAAAGGTACACTGGAAGGGAAGAGTATAACTTTTGTTGACACACTGGCATGGTCAAGGGAGCTTAATCCTGACAGAGAGCTACCTGCAGGTGTACCTAAACGGGTTGCTTCTCACGGCCTTGATGCGTGGTCTTACCGCGTTAATGGTTCCAAGCCTGTTATAGAGCAATGGATAGAACCGTTCGGTGAAGGGCCTGAAGCGGTCAAGAAGTTCCGTGAAGATGTAATGGAGCGTTGCGTACAAGATGTGCTTAACAACGAAAAGGTTTTTTACGCGTTATGCAAAGAAGGTGGTGTACAAATAAATGATGCGTTAACTATACCCTTTAATCTTAGGCTGGCAGGGCGTTCTTTCGGTGCTATGGAAAAACAGGCCAGACAAGGCGTTTTATTTGATAGACGGGCGGCTGTAGCCTTGACAGAACAAATAGACAAAGAAACAACAGCCCTCAAAACCAGAATAGAACCTTTACTGCCACCAAGATCACCTAACAAGGGTGAGCTAAAGGGTCTTACCCCCCCTTTAAAGCAGTTCCTTATAACAGGGGAACCATCAAAAGCGTGTATTAAATGGTTCGATGAAGTTAAGAATATACGGGGTGAGTGGACGGGTTACTACGGTGGTAAATCTTTTAAACTGCCTTATCATGCACTTGTAAAAACTGAGCTTGTAACTGAGTTAAGTAACCAGACGGCTATAAAGGCATGGTTGCAATCAGAAGGGTGGGAGCCTACTTTCTGGAATTACAAAAAAGAAAAAGATAAACACGGTAAAGCGAGGGATATGTACGTAAAAGGGAAGAAAGTAAAATCAAGTCCTAAGCTGCAGGATAAAGGGTGTATATGCCCTAGCTTGTTATTACTGGGCGATAAGCTCCCTATAGTTAAAGGTGTTATACAGTACCTATCCTTGCGTAACAGACGATCAGTTATATGGAATGAGGAAAAAGGAACAGGGTGGTTGTCTAATATAAGGCCTGATGGTCGGTTATCTGCTGGATCAGCAGGGTTAACAAACACTAAACGACAGAAACATAGAGGTGTTGTTAATGTCCCAAGGGTAGGGTCTATTCTAGGTGAAGAAATGCGAGCCTGTTTTATAGTACCACCTGGCTATAAAATGGTGGGTTATGATGCTTCAGGTTTAGAGGCAAGGATAGAGGCGCACTACACATACAGGTACGATAAGGTGTACGCTATGTCTTTGCTTGAGGGGGATGTACATTCTAAAAATGCTTGTATGTTCTATCCGGAAGAAACAAAAGATTGGAACGTGGAAGATCCATGTTTCGATAATACCGCTGATGGATTTGAGCCGTATAGAACTTCTGCTAAATCAGGTAAATATGCCTTGACTTATGGATCACAACCGCCTACACTGGCACTAACATTAGGAGTTTCGTTAGAAAGGGCGAAAGAACAATACAGCAGTTTTTGGGAAGGGAACTCAGCTCTTAGAAAACTAAGAGATAACTTAACAGCTCACTGGAGGGCGAACGGTTGCTTGTTCATACTGGGCATAGACGGTTCAAAAGTGTACACAAGGTCTGAGCACAGCCTTGTTAATGCGCTCTTCCAGTCTGCAGGTGCAAGGGTTATGGACGTAGCAGGTACTATAGCAGAAAACGAGATAAAGCGTAAGAGACTAAAAAGTAAAAGGGTCTTGTACGTACACGATGAATACCAGTATGAATGCCCTGAAAGAGAGGCTGCACAAATAGGCGAAATAGGGGTTATGAGTGTACAAAAAGCGGGTAAGATACTTAAACTTAAGGTTCCCTTAGACGCGGATTACAAAATCGGAAACACATGGCGTGATACACACTAACGAGAGGATTAAAAATGAGCACTGAGTTCAAACAAGGCGTGGTAGAGAAAGTACACGCTAAACAACTAGATACACCTGACCAGTTCGGTAATTTGTACAGGATAGGTCTTTTAATAGATGGTGTGTGGTTCGGTTTAGGTAGCTCTAAACAGGATAATGCGTGGGCTAAAAACACAGGGGAAATACAAGCAGGTACAGATATATCATTTATGTTTACCACCTCTGGTGATTTTAAGAATATACAAAAAACGACAGTTAATCTTACAACGGGTGAGAAACCATCTGGTTCACAGGCAGTATCAGCAGCACATACAACTGCTCCTGTACAGGCTAGGAAATCAGATCATAACATCGGTATAGCAGTCGGTGCGGCGTTTAACCAGGCGGCGCTCCTTGTGTCTCACAAGGCTTTTAGGGCTGACTCTGTTGAGGCAGTTAAGGATTTGGCTATACAGTTATATTTTGCTGCGGAGGAGTTTAAAGAGAACCCTGTGCCGCCTGCCGCTGTTACGACCGTGATTGAAGAATCTCAGCCTGAAGAAGATTCATCTGATGATTTTGATGATGACATTCCTTTCTGATAAGTGGAGATTTTATGAGTGTACCTAGAGAAGGAATGCCTAGTCTTGGAGATGACTACGAGGGGTTAAAAGACTACCTCTATGACTTAGAAGAGTATGATCCTGATGTCTTAGTTGATATACTGGAGCTAACTTCTTCTGATATTATAGAAAGGTTTTACGATGTCGCACAGCTTAAGTACAAAGGCATAAGATGAAACTTACTCGGAAAGAGGTAAAGGCGTACAGACAGGGATTGTCAAGAAAGCAGAAGCACATGTGTGCATTATGTGGTACACACATGCTTGAGAAGGATCGTACACTAGATCATGACCATGTATCAGGGCATGTAAGGAAGGTGTTACACAGGTCTTGTAACGCTGCTGAGGGAAAGATACTATCATGGTGCAAAAGGACTAAAAGCGATAACCCTGTTGAGTTACTGAAGTCTTTACTTATGTACTGGATGACAGATTGGTCAGGGTCTGCAGTACATCCTGCTCACTTAACACATGAGGAGCAGCTAATCAAGAAGTACAGGAGTTTAAGAAGGAGCAGTAAAAGAGAACGAACTAAGCAAAAGTACACTGACTTGATAGAGCAGGTTATACGAGGCATGGGATGAACGATGACGAGTACACAGCAGCATTGGAACTGTGTATAGCTGATGCACTGGACTACTTAGACTGGTACACTGAGCTTTTCGACGAGAAGTCTTTGCCTTACCTTGAACAGCTATATAAAATACTTGAAGGGGATCAGTACATACAATGAACACTGATATTATAATAATTGGTGATACACAGGTAATCCCTGGTTCCGATACATCACACTTACATGCGCTTGCGCGGTACATATGGAAGCACAAACCTGGTGTTGTAGTCCATATAGGCGATCACTGGGATTTTGAGTCATTATGTTCATATAACACCCCACTGGAGATGGAAGGAAGGCGGTTAAAGGATGATATTATAGCGGGGGCTAAAGCGCTTGACATAATACCTCTTTATATAAAAAAACAGAACAAGAAACAAAAAAAGAAACTTTATAAACCTGCCTTCCACTTGTGTCTCGGGAACCACGAGGACAGGTTAGACAAAATGATACAAAAACAACCAGTTCTCGACGGGATGATAAACTTAAGAGAGATGATCGCTGTTTCAGGATGGGGGTTACACGAGTATCTTACTCCTTTTTGGCATGAGGGCATATGTTTCTGCCATTACATGCCTGCAGCAGCGTCAGGAAAAGCGGTAGGCGGTGGTATAGAGAATAAGTTAAATAAGTTCCCTCATAGTTTTGTGCACGGTCATCAGCAACAGTTCCAGTACGGGCGTAGGCAGAACATGGAGGGTAGACCTCATTTTGGGGCCTGTGCAGGGTCATTCTATTTACATGATTTTGGTTACAGGGGTGCTAATAACACAGAGATAAGAGGTTTTATCCACCTTAAGGCTTTCATTAACAGGCACGGGTTCAATGACTTTGATCTTGACTTTATATCCGTAGAAAGGTTGATACAGACATGGGTGCCTTAAATGACAGTTATACACAAAGAAGGATCCTTTAGGAAAGATCAGGCGTATGAGAATAAAACAGATCTTAAGGGCGTAGAAGAATTGGCTAGTGTAGCAGCCGCATTACACATGAATGGTGGTGATATAAGTCATATAACGGGTAAGGTGCCTTTATGTGATCTTAAGATTTTTAAAAAATACATGGAAGATTACCTAAGATTATTCAAGGAACCGTGATGGCAGGAGCCATTGCCGTTGTAATAACACCGTTGGCAGTTTTTTATGTTGTTATAGGTATATGGATATACACAGTAATGAAGAACTTGTAAGGTATACTTATTGTATGGCACTTAAAACATGGGAGGTACGCAGGGTTTCCAGAAAAGAAATAACTGCATTTATTGAGAAGTGGCACTACTCTGCCAGTATAAACGGTTGTATAGCGGATTATTGTTACGCCTTATATGATGATGAGGAAATGAAAGGCGCGATGTTTTTCGGTCGTATGGCTATGGCTAACCAGTGGAGGAGATTTAGCGACGATGAAACAAAAGTCATTGAATTAAGACGACTATGCTGTATAGACGACACGCCAAAAAACACAGAGAGTTATTTTATAGGCTCGGCATTAAGGATGCTCAGAAAGGAATGGGGGAAAGGCGTGGTTGTTTCTTATGCGGATAAAGAGTATGGGCACTCTGGGGTAATATACAAGGCAAGCAATTTTAAAATGATTGGCGAGATAAAAGGTGCGAGGGTAATTATATGGGGTAGTAAAAGATACCATGATAAAACAATAAGGACTAAATATAAGGGTGAGTTAAAACCATTCGCAAAAAGAGTAAAAGCCGCACTTGAAAGTGGCGAGGCTTTTTATAAAAAAACAGCAGGTAAATACACTTTTGTTTATTCCCTATAACGATTAAACATAACCGGCTGCACACTTTTATAGTTTGATGATGACATCAGTAAAGAACGTATAACACTTAAGGGCAAGACATGAAAAGATTAAATAAACTGATTAAATTGTACGACTCTATGTACCCTTACTTACACAGTGATGAAGAAATACGTTTACTGGCTAGTGAGATCCTAATAATAGAGTCTTATGGTGGTTAAAAGAGAGGTAACACATGATTATTAAGGCAGCTCATAGATTCAAGAAGCCAGTGGAACGTAACAGTATGGATGTGTTAACTAACCTTATAGCTATGGCTGCAATAATGGCATCAGCCGGTAATAAAATAGACTACATAAGAGACAGAGTACACGCGGAAGATAAAGCAGAATTTGAGCGCAGACTTAAGATACGCATGAACACAAGAAAAAAGACGTAATACTTACTGTATATACACTGTATATACATTTTACTTAATAAATAACATATAAAAGGATAAAAATGAGATGGCCCGACCTTATATTCCAGCCAATAAATCTATGGAGCTTCCCGAAGCAATCCTTTTACCAACGGACTACCAGGCGTTCATACATCTCAGCAGATATGCTAGATGGAATGAAGATGCTGGCAGAAGAGAGACATGGGAGGAAACAGTTACTAGAGTTAAGGAGTTCTGGCTTGATAGGTTTCCAGAGAAGAGTGCAAAGATAGAAGAGGCGTTCTTAGCTGTACTTAACCTTGAAGTAATGCCATCAATGCGTACTATGATGAGTGCCGGTAAAGCGTTAGATAGAGATAACGTGGCCGGTTTCAATTGCGCGGCCACAGCTATAGACAAACCCCGTAAGTTCGATGAGGTCCTGTATATCCTTATGTGTGGTACAGGGATGGGTTTTTCTGTAGAGAGACAGTTCATTAATAAGCTACCTGAAGTAGCGGAAGAATTCTATGAAACAGCCACCACAATCGTTGTTGCAGACTCTAAAATTGGATGGTCTAAAGCCTACCGTGAGCTTATATCATTGCTTTTCCAGGGGCAGATACCACACTGGGACGTGCATAAGGTACGTCCAGCCGGAGCAAGACTTAAGACGATGGGTGGGAGGGCAAGTGGGCCAGACCCTTTGGTAGAGTTGTTCGAGTTCACTATCGCTAAGTTCCGAGGGGCTAAAGGCCGGAAACTGACAAGTTTAGAATGCCACGATGTAGTGTGCAAGATAGCTGAGGTGGTTGTGGTTGGGGGTGTAAGGCGTTCAGCCCTGATAAGCCTGAGTAACTTAACTGACGAGAGAATGCGGGTAGCTAAATCAGGACAATGGTGGGAAGATAATCCACAAAGAGCGCTATCTAATAACTCCGTTGCGTATACAGAGAAGCCTGACATTGGTGTGTTCATGCGCGAATGGAAATCCTTGTACATGAGTAAATCGGGCGAGCGAGGGGTTTTTAACAGAGAGGCCGCACAAAGATTATTACCTGAACGCAGAGCAGAGCTAGGAAAACATGACTGGTTATGTAATCCATGTTCAGAAATAGTGCTACGTAACTCGCAGTTTTGTAATCTTACTGAAGTGGTTATACGTCCTGATGACACGCTAAGATCCTTAAAAAGGAAGGTTAGACTAGCTACGTTCATCGGTACATTACAGTCTTCGTTAACTAACTTCAGATACCTGAGTAAAGAGTGGCAGAAGAACACAGAAGATGAGGCACTGTTAGGGGTTAGTCTTACAGGAATAATGGATCATTATTTACTAGGAGATGTTAAGGCTAAGTTCTTACCTTCCTGGCTAAAAACTCTTAAAGAAACCGCACAGCAAGAGAACAAAGAGCAGTGTAAAAGTATAGGTGTTAACGCAAGTACAGCTATAACATGTGTAAAACCTTCCGGAACTGTTAGTCAGTTAGTTGATTCTAGCTCTGGTATTCACACAAGGTTCAGCTTGTACTACATAAGAACTGTACGGGCAGATAACAAAGATCCGCTTGCAAAAATGATGATACAAAAAGGTTTCCCTTATGAGGTTGATGTTATGAAACAAGGGTCGGGTCTTATTTTTTCCTTCCCTGTTAAGGCACCGAAAAATGCTGTAGTAACAAACGATGTTAATGCTATAGACCAGCTAGAATTATGGAAGATGTATCAGCTTAACTACACAGAACATAAACCGAGCGTGACTGTTTTTGTCAAGGAAGACGAATGGATGAAGGTTGGTGCTTGGGTGTACGAGAACTTCGCCATATGCTCAGGGGTTTCGTTCCTACCTTTCAGTGACCACGTTTATAAGCAAGCTCCTTATCAGGCTATAACAGAAAAAGAGTACAAGGAGGCCTTGTCTACCATGCCCAAGAATGTTAACTGGGACGACCTCGGCGAGTACGAGAAAGATGATGCAGCATTAACTAATACTAAAGAATTAGCTTGCACCGCTGGTGGTTGTGAGATATAATTACAGGGGAAGCCTCTCGAAGAAGCTCAAACTACTGACGTGGATTTACACGTATCCTATCAGGTGATGAGTATTCTCATTGCAGCGCACCGGTAGTCTGTTTTCGGGTGATAAGCCCACTAATTAAAAGGTTAACATGAAAATAATATATAACGCGATAAGAACACCAGACGGCACTGTCCTTGAGAGCATAAGCAAACACGATTACCGGACTCACAAGGATAAGAATGGTTTAACTTACATGGTGGATGGGGGACATGAGTACCTAAGAAGGACAGAATATAAACTAGACATGTACGAAGAGCTATCCTTATATGATAATGAACCTAATGATATTCAGCGAAAGCACATTACATGGGGTTCTTATGGTATACACGGAAATTCTCTGCTAAGTTTTAAGATCATAAAAAACATGGATACAGACCATTTAAAGGCTGTACTTAAGAACTGTAATCCTGAAGCGTACATAAAACACTGCATGATACAAGAGATAATAAGGCGAGAGGCATGAACTTCTTTAAAGATACGTGTCTTGCATTAGCGTACGTTATAATACTGTGGGTGGTTTTTCTCTCGTTGTTTTATGTGATTACTAAAACCATGGTGGGCTAAACGGGTGTTCAATGATTATTATAGACTGTAATGATGATATTCTAAGAAGCGGTATTCTGCGGCACCAGGAGTTCCTCGGGCACACTCCAGCTGGCAGTGTGTATAAAGTAACGCCCTCAGTTGTTGCCTCCCTGCGAGAAAACATTCTGTACATTGAGGTGGATCAAGCCCTTACTATATTTGGCGCGGCTTTTATGTTCTTAAAAAAGAACACTACCAATAAAAAAACTTCAATACATTGATTGAAACCTAACGATTAAATTAACCGGAGAACGAATATGTCACAACTATATATGACAGAGCAAGAACGTAAAGAAATAACAGGTGAAAGAGAAAACGCAGAAGCTATTGAGCCCGCGTTGGATGACCTTGTTATGTGTGACACCTCCTCGCCAAACTATCCTTGGCCGAAGCCAAAACCAAGTGATCTGATAGCTGATGATTTTAACTTAGTTTGGGACTGCATTCAAACATGGGATATAAATGTACCAGAGGTTTACCATGGATATTGCGAGGCTACTGGTAACCACGTTATGAGTATTCTTTTTGCAACGGGTAAAAGAAACATTACTGATTACACATAACGATTTGTGAATAACCGGCTGCAGTATGCGGCTTTAGAAAACCAGCGGAGCATAGGCAGTCCGCGTTAATGAGCCTTGTTAGGCACTTTTGGAGACTGAACTATGAGCAAATTTACAACACTTGTTTTTAAGAGCGATACGCCAGAAAGCCTTCATGAAGTTAGAAAAATGGCTAAAATTGAGATATGCAGAGCCTGGTCAATGGATCATGAAATTTTACGACTTGAATTAATTGAAAATGCTTTAGATAAAGGCGATATTAAACAAGCGCAAGAATATATTAGTGCGCCTGATGTGACTATTTTTAGAAAAAGGTTATGTGCCTAACAGAGTAATAAGCGGGCAATTTATCCACATATTGCGATACTAAGTATGAGACAGGGGGATTAATGAATATGACAAATAATTACAGACTAGTACAGTGGAACGAAGGGTATGTAACTATCCATGAGGTTTACTACAACGATGGAGGAGATGCTTGCCTGTACAACGAGCACCCTGAGCCTTACCTTCAACCCTTTAAGGTAAAAGAAGCATTCTCGAGGTCTGTAATACAAGAAGATGATCTGCCGGATGAGCTGGACGATCAAAAGATTGAATTGTGTGAGGTGTAGTTATGTTAAGTTTTATGCTAGTAGCAATAATAACAGTAATGGGTGCCTCAGTGGAACATGATTTAAGATCTTACTCGGGTTATTTCGATTGTAAGAAAGAGGCGTTCACTCTGAACAGAATAATAAAAGATGGTGTTACCAGTGATGGCACTAAGGTGCGTTTCATTTGCGAGACCAGAAGAACAACGAAAGTTAAAATATAGGTGGTACAAATGTGGAATTATAGATTAATAGATATAGATGGTCTTATAGGGTTACACGAGGTTTACTACAACGTGAAAGGGAGGATAGAGTTATACAGCGAAACCCCTGAACAGGTAGCGTGGGCTGGTTACACAACAGAGGACATAAAACAGTCTCTTCTGATGTACTTGGAAGCTTGTGGCAAGCCTGTCTTGCTTGAGGAGAATCTACCTGGTTTTGACAAAAAGAATACTGAGCCTAGCAAGAAGAGCTGTGGTACAGGTAACTGCGGGAACTGTGTATGCCCTGATAAGAAAGGTCAGAGCACAGGCAGTAAATTTAAAGAGTGACACATCCTTGTGCAGGGACGTTATCCTCTTTTCATAGCCTCTAGTATAGCGTCCTGGTTCTCGATGAACATAGCTAATGCTACGTCATCTATCGTGTTATCTGACCGTCGCACCATGTCAGCCAGAGCGTTAATCAACATAGGCATAAAGTAAGGTAATGCCATCCTCATAAACCAATTCATTTTATTGTCCTCATTATTTTCTACCGTTGTGGATTAAAGAGTAATGCCCCCCATCGTTGAACCTGCCACCCCACCTGCATAGTTTATGGTGGTTCTCCCACCACTCACCTAGTTCTTTATGATGTTCCGTTTTATTCTGGTACTTACCATCCTTGAATAAGTTAAGGTCTATCGCCAGTTTAAGCTTATGGGCAGACCCCATTGCACCGTACCCGAGCCTTTCAGTTATGTCTCCATGCACTCTCGGGTCCCTGAAAAGATCACCGCCCCTTATCTGAAACCCTAGCTCGTGAGCTTTATGTATCAAACAGGGTAGTAACCGCATGAACAGTTCTTGTTTTTTGCCTAGTTTCATTAGTTCCTCTTTTGTGTTTTAAGTAGATACCTTTTAGAAACATGTAAGTTTCTTTTTCGTATTAAGAGGCGTACACATCTCTTTTTTACTAAATAGCAACGGATATGACTACGCTCTAAGTTAGAACCTATTTCCTCATAAGTAGTTCATTAATTGATCTAACATCCGTTCTTAACTGGTGTATGTCATCCCTGATTCTATTCTCTGATGCTGATATATCTTGTCGTAGTTCTAACTTATCTATCTTTTCAGACACTTCAAGTACCTGTACTCTCGCCTCGACTGTGCTTAACCTGGTCACCCCTGCCAGTGTACCCACAGTGATAGCTATAGCCAGTGTAGCACCTGCACCTATATACGGGAATTTCACTCTTCACCCCACACGCCATTAACAGTTATTGGAACTGCTGCAGAGAACAAACCCCTTAACGTGTTACGAGTTCTTCTGCTTTCACCGGCTAGTACAAGTTTTTTGAAAAGTTCTTCATTAAGCAAAGCTTCCCTTAAAAGATTTTGTGACTCTACTGTACGCATAGCTTTGAACGTCCTCATCCCTGCCTGTGCTACAATAAGATCGGGCCTTACGAACCCGTGTGCCGCTGCCCTGAAACCAGTTATTAACTTCTCTTTTATGTTACTATCAGCCATAGAAAGTATTTCGTGTTTTACCTTAACGTTAGTCTTTTGCGTCATATCCATCAGTTTAACAAGACCTTTAAGCCTCCTGTACCCGTCTTTGCCTACTGCACCTATTATGTTTTTAGGGGATGTTTCGAGTATTTTCCTTAGAACATCACCAGTTATCATAGACGTACCATTTTCTAAAGGCGCTCCTGTGTACGCTTTTTTAGCTAGTGTTTGCCATGCAACATGCCCTACACCCTCAGCTACATCTGCGTTACCTGTTGACTTAAGTTTTTTTAGGTAGTAAGGCAAAGACCCGTTATTTATCTTTGATTGAACCAGCGACTCTATGTCAGCTGTCCCTGCAAACTCCGCTAACCGGCCTTTAGTCCACTCTACCATGCTCTGCTTAAGGTTAGATCTTGCGAAAGCTAGTTCAGTTGCTATTTCACTAGCTGGCATTTTAGAAAGCTCGTCGTATATACCTGCCTCACGGAGAGATTCTTTATGTGAGTGTAAGAAATCTTTTACAGTTTTAGGGTTAACGGGTTCACCAGCTTGCCTTGTCTGCTTAAGGGTTAACAAGTAAGCATTTTTTAACCAGTCCTTTGATACCACATCGTTGCCTATAGCATGTTTAAAAGCTTTAACTGCAGTAACACTATCAGTGCCATTATAGGTTTTTATAACCCTTTTTATGAAATCTTCTGGCGACACTCTCTGTGCCCCTTGCAAATCTACACGCGTTAAAAGTTCTATGTTAGCGCTGTTAAATCTGTCGAAGTGTGTACGAGCTGTTTTATTAGCGGCTTCAAGAACCTCTTTATACTGGGCACCTACAGGGAAAGAATCCATCTCTTCCATAACTGCGTCTGTTATTCTAGCTAATGTGCGTTTTGTTTGCGACCGACCTTGTGATGACGCTATCCTCATTTCCTCTTTAAGGCTTGGGAGGATGTTCTTAAGGGATTCCAGATTGAAATAAGTATCTTTTTGTATGTTATAAAAACTGAGAATATTCTCTTTTAGTTCAGCGCTAACCTCCAGGTTTTTTATCCTTGAAGCGGGTAAGTTAGTGTCCCTGTCTATCTGTTTAAGGGTTTTGCTAACAATTAACCCTTTCACTCTCGCTTTACTTTTAATGTTTTTGTAAACATCACCTACGTTTTTCCAGCTTAAATCTTCTGCTTGTTTAATAAGCTCAAGACCTTTAGTACCGGCTTCATAAGGGGCTACACGCGCCATTCTCTCAGCTTCTGCTGTAGCATTCTGAAGGAGAACGTTAATATGATCCTCAGCTTGTTTTATATTCTTCTGTAGCTCTAGCCCGACCTTTGCTTGCAGACCTGTAAGGTCAGGGTTTTCTATGTTAAGTTTCTGTTTTATTTCTTGTTGGGCTAACTGTTGTTTTTGCTGCTCCCTTGTTATACCACCTGAAGGGGCATCAAAGGCCGTGTCCAGTTGTTGTTGCGCGGCCTTTAATTCAGTGTTACCTGATCTGTCTGCTACAGTTAAACCTTTAGGGTTGTTTTTTGATGTTACAGACACACCTTCAGCTATAGCTAGATCAGTGTTTTTCTTCAACGTTTTTAGCAAACCAGCGTCTTCTTTTACTATGTTTATTAAGTATTCAGCTACACTATTATTAGCTATTTCTTCTTTAACACCTTTTGATACAAGGAAATCAACGCTTTTCTGTCCTATTTTATATAAACCACCTGCTGATACGGCTGATCCAACCTCAACACCCATGCGTAACCACGGGCTATCAGGTGCAACTTCTTCTACTGTTTGTCCTGATAAGGCTGCTAATGTATTAATACCCGCTTCTACTTTTTGAGCAGCTACAGGGTTCTTTGCAACGCCTATAGCTATTTTCTGGAAAATACCAGGGTTTATTACACCTTTAGCGAGTATTCTTTGCCCGTACATAGCTATGTTCTGTGTTACTGCAGCGCCTAGTCCAACATACCCTGAGAGGGTTTTTATGTACCTGTCTTCTATATCAGGCTTTGTTGTACCCCCTACAGTCTCAAGGAATTCTGTACCTGTATCAACTCCTTCGCCTATAATATCTGACATCCCTCTCCATGTTGCTTGAGCTGGAGCTTCACGGTCTGCTGTGTCGGCTGGTTGCGGGGATAACATACTTCTAAAAAATGAAGTTATTAAATTAGAGCCTTCCAGTGATAAAGGGCTGTCCATATAATCCCCGTCAACAACAGAGTTTATGGCACCACCGATAGTCTCACCAACATAGGCAGAACCTTGGAACATACGCCCTATCATCTCATAAGGGCCAGCCAGAGCTGAACCAACCGCTTCTGCTGCTTCCTCACCAACTGAAGCCATTTTATCATAAACAGTTTCTTTAACAGGTTCTGGTTCTCTCACTTTCTTAATAGGGGCTTCGGTGGAAGTGTAATCATTGATATCCCACTGTTTGCCAGGAGCTGACTGTTGACCGGAGCCTGAGCTGTTATCATAGTCCTGTATGTTCCAGTTTTTCATTTTTGTGCACCTATGAAGTAACCTTCTTCTATCATCATCGATTTAGCATTTTCTGCCGCTTCTTTAATCATTGACTGGTCAGCTTCTCCTGTTATCTGTTCGTTCATAAGCTGGTTAAACCTTTGGTTCTGAGTAGGTACACTGGCTAAGGACGCTATTTTAGTTAATGGTATCTCCATTCCTGTGTCACTATCTATATATATAGGAGAACCATCACCTGATGTTCTTGAGAACTTAAGACCACGAGAGAGTGCTAATGTGTTCCTGACATTTGATTGCTCAAAAAAGTTTCTTAACATCACTAGTTTAGCTTCTGTTCCTTCTAGTGAGTCATCCATGTTGTTTATCTGTTTCTTTATTAACTTAAGCTCAAAAGCAGACGCTTGCTTTCCAGTAACTCTGTTCCTGTAAGCATTAAATAAAATATCTACCTGCCCTTTTATTTTAGTGCGGTGCTGGTTCCTGTCTGTTGCAGAGTCAGACATAGGGATGTCAAATCGACGGGCTGTTGTGTAGAACCAGTTATTTACATCAGACTGTACAGTGAACTCGTTAACGCCTTCTTCTCTCATCTCTCCTATTAACATATCGAGGTCGTCCAGTGCCGATACTGCTTCCGCGTCTGCTATACTTGCGCCTTGAAGATCAGCAACAACACCTTTCTGTAACCCTATAACATCCTCCCTTGATCCTGTAATCTTAGACGTGTAGAAATGTTTTTTGGGATCGTACTCTACTTCAGGATTATCAGACTGTACTTTTTTATTATCAAGTCTTGTCCCGCTAGATATAAGCTCTTTTGTTTCCTTGTCGTATATGCCCCCTTCTGAACGAATCTTTGGCGTGGGGTTACGAAGTTCGTCTATTTCAAGAGTTGTTTTTCTGTCTTTTAGTACCTGCGCTTTTATTTCCCTGTTAACTTTCCTTTTGTTAATACCTCTTTCATAGGCTTCTTGCTCAGCTTTCAGTTTATCCTGTGCGTCACGGTACATTAAAGCCTCTTTTTCCTTTTTAGCCTTAGCTGTAGATGCAGATTTTTTGTCTTTTCTGTCTTGTCGGTCTAGCCTGTTACGACGTATTTTAGACCCTATTACGCCCAGTTTTCCCTGAGTAGGATCAGCTATTAAATCTAGTAAACTCATATCTATCTCCTAACTCATAAAGTCTGCAGCTAAAGAGCCTACATCCATAAGCGTATTAAAAGGCGCCAAAGACTGAGCAGCTCTCGTATCACCTTGTTTCATCTGGGCGTTCATTTGTGCAGTACCTAACTGATTAGCCTGTCCAGCCTGAGATGCACTCGTCACCTGTCCAACATTAGCTAGAGAGCTTATCCTGTTAAGGTACCCTTGTCTTTTTTGGTAGGATCTGTTATAGAAATCTGAGTAAGACTTATCAGCCATTCCTGTTGTGTACTCACCTATTGATTTAAGTGTGTCCCCACTTAGTTGCATACCAGTGTTAGAGGCAGCGTTCTTGATAGCGTCTAAAGACTCTTTCTTCTGGAATTCATAGCCAGGGTCTGTCTTAAAACCTTTCCCGTAGTCGTAGCTTTGTTCACGGGATGCCTCTTTCGCTAGTGTGCCCAGGTTTTTTACACCAGTTTTCCTCCACGGCTCCTGTAACTCTATACCTCTCTCGAACATCTTTTCTTTTGAAGCTATACCGGCTGTTGTACCTGCGACACTCGCGTCAGCAGCTTGATTAGACCCTGTTACATCGCCTATTATGTCCCCTGCAAACCCGCTAACCTTTTTAATTATACTGCCCATTAGATTTTCCTCGCCATTATGTGGCCCGTTACCGTGAAGCCGTATTTTTTAAAGATGCAGGGATCAATTAAAGTCCCGAATATTATTTCTTGGAGATGTTCTTCTTCAGCTTTTTTTGTAGCCCAGTCGTTCCAGTACATTCCATCTCCGTAGACTTGTAACAGGACTAAAGATTTATCCTTTATCTCCCATGAACAAAAACCTTTCTCATTATCATGTTCTATGTTCTCTGTATAAAGCTTTGTATCACCAGACTTAAAGAAGTAATCCTCTAAAGATTTCACTCTCATCAGGCCACCCTGAATGAGCAACTAAGACTCACAAAAGCATTATCCGTAGAGGTAAAAATTAATACCCCCCCTGATGTTATAGTAAGCCTTATGGCTGTGTTGTCACCCTGTATAACCGAGAATATGAGGTCTAAAGCTGGTCTGTACCCCACAGGGAGTGTAAACACTGTTGCGAACGCTGCCCCGCTTTTCACTAACCCTTTAATGTACACTACACCTGTACCTGTTATAGAAAAAGCTGCTGTGTCGTAACCCGCGTCATAATTAACCCATGAGCTCTCAAAAGCCGGTTCATTCGTTGCACCCACTTCATGCCAGTCCTCTATCGTGGCTAACATGTTAAATCTCTTAACTAACTGCTGTATCCACCGAAGGAAGGTGTCAGATACAAAATTAGTTCCTCCTAGCCAGCTCTCTAATCTCATCGTAGTCTGTCCCTTTCACTCGCATTAAGGTAAGCAGTTATTAATACTAAAGGGGTTACAGCACTGGTCTGAACCTCGTACATCCTTGACTCTGATTTCCCTAGTTGTCGCCATACCAGTCTTTTATCTTTCTCCCCAGTAAGACCACAAGATCGTTCCTTCCACGAACTCCAGTCACCATCATTATCCCTGAATCGGAGTATAACTGTAGGTTCTTCAGAGGTTTCACTCGCCCCTGAATTCAATACAAGCCATACTGTTCTGTGTATAGTCGCTTTATCTTCAAGATGTATCCACGGTGATCGTCTTGTACGCGTTATAAGGTCGCCATCCTCTGTACCTACACCCCAGTCTAGCTCATAAACCTTTCCGGACAAAGAATCTCCTACAAGGTGCTTACCGTACAAGAAAACGTGGTTTGACCCCCTGAAATAACCTGTCTCTTTACTAGCCCACTCATGCCATTCTTGTGTTGTAACATCATAAACTAATGTAAGTTCTTCAGTAGGGAACGTAAGTACATAAAATATATGTGATTTGTACTGGTACGTCCAGCCGTAAGCATCATCCGTTACATCTAAATCTGTTATCTGCGAGACTATACCAGGAGGAGAAACAATACTAGGTTGTAACCCTTTAGTCATAATAACGAAACCGCCACCTTCGCTGTTACGCCCTAGCCAGAAAGCAACACCTGATGTCTCTGCCAGTGACTGAGGGGCGTTAGTCCCCCACTGGCTATATCCTGACTCTAAAGGACTGAACGCGAACCCACCTGAACCGTCGTTTGCCCACACTTCTGATGTATCCTCACCGACTAACCATATCTCCCTGTTAGTTACTACCAGCCCTTGTAATTTATCTGGTTGTCTCTCTGCTGTAGCGAAGTCTAGTGCGTCCCATGTTGTACCATTATATGACTCTGAGCTGAACCACTTACCTGTTACGGAGGGATCATTAACTACGAAAAAACCGTCTATGTACTGACAGTGCGTGGCAGTATCAGGGAAAGAGGCATCAGCTATAGCTGTGAGAACGTCTGTGCCAGTGCTTATGCTATTTATGTATCCTCTTGTACCATCGACTATTAGTATCTCTTTGCCGTTAGTAGCCCCATTCTGTGCCATCCTAACATGACCAAAAGATGTATCTATAGTCCCGATACTTGTTTCTTGCCCTGCTTCATTAACTTTATAAAGTGTGTTACCTGAAATCACGTAATACATATCATTGAACTTGATAGCCCCTCGTATTACATTCCCTACAAGGCCAGCAAAAAGGGTTAGACCAGGGGTAGGGTTAAGATTAAGCCCTCCTCGACCCCTTGTTTTATGAGGATACCAGTTAATACACTTCTGAGCGGAAGACGATAAGAAGTCCTCCTCGCCTGTACCACCAAGTAAAGGGATTTTCATTTAAAATAAACCCTTATAGTGCCACCTGTAAAACCACCTACACATGTTATCTTGAACCTAGTTAGCTTTCCTGTTAAGGCTATATCACCTGATGTGAAGTTAATACTATCAAGAGTTGCGGCAGAGTCATCCTGGATATTAGTAACCCCTCTTTTTGTCCAGTTATTCCCTGTTACATTAACAAAATCTATTATACCTGACATACTTCCATCAGTATCAACTGTGCTGACAGCGGTATAGAAGTCTGTCTTTATTGTATTCCCTACGCCACCAGAGACTGTTGTGTTAAGCTTCCTTAAATAACTATCCCTGTATATACCAGACGTTTCATAAGATCCTGAGTACCCCATTTGTATTTGAAAAGCTGATTGTGATGATGCCGTTAACCTGAAAAATGATACTTTTATCTGCTCTGCATTAGCAGGGACAGTGAACTCCTGTACGGTTCCTGACGTTGGTGATGCCTCCAGAGACCACACAGGCTTTTTCTCTGAAATAGTTATCCCGTCAAAGTAAGCCGATTCAGATAGGTTGCCCCCTGATGAACTAATGCCTATTAAGAATGCCTCTCCTTGAGTAGCGTCACTCGGTACTTCTATCGTTTTGTTGTAATCTGTCCACGATGTAGGTACTGATCCAGAGGCCGGTACATCCATGCTGTCAGACGGTATACTAGAAGCAGCACCTGTTTCTGTGTACCACCTTATATTGAACACGTTTGATGTTGCTGCGTGTGTCCCATAAAATGAAAAGTCTACAGTAATAACGCTGCCACTCCTAACTGGGAATTTAAGGCTTGTTGCTGTGCCACCGCCATTACCACCACCACTGAATTTAAGACTTTTCTCACCATGTCTAACATTGGTGGTGTCTACAGCTATAGTTGCGTTAGTCTCTGGTACCAGCGTCCAGTTAAGCGGTAATGTACTCTCAGATTCCTCAAAAGAACCATTAGTTAACAGGCTAGGCTCTGCCGAAGATACCTGTGAGATATCAGGCTCTATTTCAGATACAGTATATAAGCTTGCTAGATCCGCATCTTGAACCGAGTAGTCTATCTTTACATCGAACCATATCTCAGCCTCCCCATTCAGATCCAGTGGTACGGGGTTAGGAATAGTAGATGTTTTATCTTGATTACCCCACACTGTAGCGAGGGTTGTGAAAGATGTTCCTGATACGTACACGTTAATAAAACCATTAGCCGCCCTTGAACCAGCCCTGAACATTTTGTTGTTAAGTGGGGTGTTAGCCATTGTTATTCCTCAAAATTTGGTTGTAAATACAAAGAATCATTATCTGAATCAAAAGATAAAGCATCGTCAAGGAATTCAGCAGCTTGTTTATTAAGCAAGTACCTTTCATTTATCGGGTACCCAACTCTCGGTGCAAGTATCTTAGCTAGCTGGTAAGAGAGAGCTAACCCCCAGTAGGAGGGATACTCTATTGTGTCAGTCCCTGCGCCTACATCCTCAACCTCTCTGAAGTACACTATGTCTAACTGGTACTCAGCCGCTTCTGTTACTGTTGGCTGAGGCCATACTTGCAATACCCCTAGTGTAAGTGCAGGGTCATAATTATATACTGTCGGTACACCAGCCTGTGTTTTGTTTGGTAACGCCTCGAACTCCTGCCTTGCAATCCTTGTCAGAGGTGTACGGTTCCCATTAGAGTCCACCCTTGAGCACTCTATTATCTGTAAAGGTCTATCCTGTGGGATGTTACCTGTAGGGCCTAATAAGTAGGTGTATGTATCAGCTATAAAATTGAACTGATTAGTCCCTCTAGTCCATTGCTGCAACCCTTTCGTCTGTAAGTGTTTAATTAACATATTAAAAGGGGTTATTGCTGACTTTAGCTGGTCAGGATCCAGTGGTTCCCCCTCCACACCTATTTCTAGTATCTTATAAGCCTCTGTTATTATCTCATCCCTTGTGGGGTTAAATGTTCTTGTTCCTGAAGTAGCCATTATAAACCTAACCTTGTTATGTCAACGATAACCCACTCGGTTCCGTTAAATCTTAGTTCAACTACAGATGGAAGATCTACTGTAGCTACGACTTTTTGTATACTGTATTGTTGTGGCGGTGCTCCGAATATACCATCAAGGAATACAGTGTCTACATCTACCCTTGATACTACAGTGAACGCCTCTCCAGTTCCTGTATTAAGTGCTACATCTACCCCGTATGTTATACCTACTCCGTCAAACGTGGTATCGTTACTTATCAGGAATTCTTCAGAGGTGAACTCTATCTGTAATGTAGCTGAACCACCTGTTACCTGTACTTCACCTTTTGATACAGGTAAGGGCACAGAGGATTTTATTAGCCCACCCGTTACTACAAAAGAACCTGCTGAACAATCAAGCGTTACGTTATCTGATGTAATAGAAAAGGTAGCATCGCCACCAGTTACTGTTACAACCCCTGCATCCAGTGATAACTCTGGTGATGTAGAGGTGAGGAACCAAAGACTAGAGCCGTAAGTAGGTGCCTTCCACCACGTCCCGTTATACCACGTTGATTGTGCTTCTGCCAGTGAAGGGGCAGTTACCTGTACTGAACCACCTGTAACTGTAAAAACACCCGCTTCTGCATTAAGGGTGGTTGAACCCGCAATACCTGTATCCCATACGTTTACAAGACCTGTGGTATTAAGCTTCATGTTATTGTATTGCTATCGTTGTATAAGCAACACAAGCAATACTAGCCGCTGTTGGTGTTGTTGTCCAGTCCCCGAATACCACGATTATAGGATCATTATTAGACAGTCCTAGATCGTCTAAGTTAACATTGAACACCCCTGAGCCATCCGTCGTTTCGTTATTACCCTTCACAATTTCTGTGGATGATCCTAAGTTGTACCCCGCCAGTATCTTGTATGCTAGACCTGATAAATTAGTAGCGTCTGATATAGTTACATTACAAATTAGTGTTGATGCTAATACACCCGCTGCGACTACTTGGTTTGAGTCACCACCTGACGAATTATGCAAGTAATGGACGTAGTAAGTTACACCCTCCGATAAACCAGTCATACTCGAGACATTCTGAGTACCTGAAGCCGATACTGCTTGGCTCCCGAAGGATGCTGATCCTGTTCCGGCTTTGTGATCTGAGACGCTAGGCGCTGTACCTGACGCAGATACAAACCAATAAAGAGTACCATTATCAGCGTCTGTTGATACAGAACCGCTTAAAGATGTTGTTGTTGCAGACGCGCTTGTTGGTGATGATATAACGGGAGCCGTTGCCGAAGCTGCTGCTATCTCGACAGCACAAGCTATACCTGGCCTTGAAGTAGATATTGTCGCGCCTTGTGCTGCCTGTGTTGAAAAGGTAGCTTGCACAAAAGATCTAACAGTTGTTATGTCTGATGAAACTGCCGTGTTATTTCCATCGGGTGTCCAGCTAACCGAAACACCGTCTGTACCAAAAAAGCTAACAACCATGCTGTCAACATCAGAAGTCACATCCAACGTTATGCTGTATGAAGTACCTGATGTTGAACCCGCTTTGCTCTGCGTTATTGTGCTGGTTAGGTTTGCCGTCTGTATTTTTATTATACTAGCATCTATATACTTTTGTACTGTTGGGTAAGCTACAACAGTCGTTGTTGTAAAGGTGCTGGTAGGTTTTGCAGTATATATAAGGACAGCATTAAAAAGGGTGGTATCTTGCTTTACTGCCAAAGTCCACGTAAGACCTGATGCAGTTACGGTATCGGGTACAGCGTTTGCTGGACTTACCTGTGTGTTGTCCTCTGACGTTACCGTGAGCAGGTACAGTTCCCCAGATATGAACTCTGTTGAAGGCACAGTATACGAGGATAGATTCGTGTCATCCCTGTATTCTGTTATTAATGATATATCTGCTATTGTAAGTGCCATTATAATAAACTCTGTGTTGATACAGTTATACTATCGACGTAGAAGTATGTGTTAGGGGCAAGGTTAGCATTAGTTGCACCGAGGAAGCGGAAGGTATCCATCCCTTTCTCTGGCGAGCCGTCTGCGTCTGTGGACCACCAGTCACCGTTCTGTATATTTATCTGCCGCTCTAATGAGCCATTAGCGGAACGCTTCCACATTTGATGAACACCATTCCTGCTGGTGGGTGTGTCAGATACTCTGAATCGAGTTATTATCTCTATCCATGTTTGTCTGTCTGCTGCGACTACCCCATTACCGGACTTACCCGTTGTACCGTCCGCTGAGGTGTTATAGTTGTGAGACTGTGTAGAGAATACACCGTTTATGTGTTGTACCTTTCTGTGATATGCTACGAATTCACTGTAGTTGTTGCTTTTTCTCCATAGATGACCCCCTAGCTTGACCCCGTCTGTCTGAGATTTGACTACGTAGTCACCAGCCCACGCCCACACCCATGCCTTGTTGTTGTCTGACCCTGGAGAGTCCACGTGTGTGTAGTTGAATGGTATAAGGACTACAAACTTTGTCCATACGTCTTTTGTTCTCTGACCAGCCCTGAAGTTCAGCTCTCCGTATGATCTACTTGCTCCTGCTACGGTAAAGGCCATACGTACGCTATTGTTTCCTGTTAAGGAATTTCCTTGTACTACTGAACAGTTAGGAGAGTTCTGGTATGACCCACTGCCTATTACAGGGCTGCCGAATGCACCCCCTCGGAAATCATCAAAGAAGATGATACCATCACCTGTTGGAGGGCCAATAGTTTCTTCTGTTGTTACTGATAAGTAGTTACTATCTGCAGATGAAGCTGTACTGTTATATGTTTTTATCCAAAAGGTGTAAGAGGTGCCCCCAACAAGACCTGTAACCGTCCCAGAGGTGGTTCCTGTCCCTAGTGTAAGCCTCAGTGTTTGTGTACCGCCTGGTGTGTCTGAACTGTAAATCCTTAACCCTTCAGAGCCACCTCTAGGTACCTCGTCCCATGCCAATACTGCCGTTGTTTCTGTAACACTCACCTCTATGAGGTTCGTCACAGTAGCAAGAAATCTCCCGTTTCCGCGCTCCCCTGTGTTCTCAGCCGTGTTTTCACCTGTCTCTGACATGCTAAACCCCGTTAAGCCTCGCTAGTGAGTTACCGCCTGTTTGTACAGACAGCCCATTCTCATCGAAGTTAGTGCCTGATACCTCTGCTATATTAATAAGAATTAGCTTACCTGATGTTTGTGATGCCGTTGTAGGTGTCCATGAGTACCACCCTAGCCCTTCTTCTGTAATTTCAGAAGATATGTCGCCCCATCCTGTGGTCAGATCATTAGCTATCTTTGACTGGACATCATTAGCACTGAATGTTATGCCTGTTACAGCAGACCCATTCTTAGTTACCTTAAAAGGTATAGGATCAAGATTACCGTACCTGTGTTGGTTAATAGCCATTATTCCACCGTGAATAAAGTGTCTGTATCAAAATTAACTGTGAATACCTGTCCTGTTGTTAGATCGACCGCCGAGAGATTATCCCAGTAACCTATCAATCTATCCCCTTGCGTATCGTTATACAGCCATACGTACCTGAATGTAGGTACAACGCCTGTAGCCGTTGCTGTTACGTCTACGCCAGATACTGTGACTGTACCGCTAGTGTCCACTGCCGTGTTAGTCGCGTCGATAGGCCATGCCTCAGATATATTCGTATAGGCGATAGGCGTTATATCTGTTAGTACATCCCACGTGGATACAGGTGTGGAGTTAGATAACGCTAATCGTAGTACGTCCGTGTCAGCACCATTAACCGCAGCTACATGAGCACCGGCTAACAGTTCAGTTATAAAAGAGTCTATTTTCGTCATTGCCGCCATGTGTTAATCCTCTGCTTAAACAGTTGTTCCTGCTATAAGTACGTCAGTTGTTATAAAAAGTTTTTGGTTGTCTGTCCCTGTCTTGTAAATGATAACCCTGTCACCTAGTTTTGCATTAACAGTGTCTAAATTAACCACTCGACCTGCTGTAAGATCAGTGCTCCATATCTGTGTGTCATGGTCTGATCCTAACGTAAGATTCTTTGTTACGTCCCCGTTAACATCAGGACGTATATTTGTACTGATAGTGTTCCCATCTATATCAGTGCCAAGACTGTCATTAAGATAATCTGTGTGCCTTACCCATGCAGGTGCTGTATTATCCTTGACGCCTCTTACAAAATCCCCTGGATGTCTTACCTCAAAATCATCCTTACAGACGTACATCATATCCCACGTTTTACGTAGCTCAGACGCATGGAACGTGAACCCGCATATATCGCAGTCTGCTAAGTGTTCATTCTTGAAGTCATTATCTCTGTTTCCCATCAGCTTAGGTTCCAGATTCTATCAGCACGACCATATATTTTGGTAGTTTCTTTCGGTTTTGATGCGGGTTTTCTGCTTAATTCTTTACCGTTTTCATCGTAAGTAACATCGTCGGCGAACAGCGTTAAAAACTTTTTGTGTAGCGGATAAACAGGTTTACCGGCGGGTGTTACTTCGTTATCGTCTCTATCTAATACTGCTGGTACTATGGTAGTGCCGTACTGTGTACCGTTTTTATTCCATGCTCCAATCACCATTGCGCCCGTTGTGGATTTTAAAAACGCTGTAATTTCTTTAAGCTTACCTATTTTTTCAGGTTCATCAATCAAAAAATTAAAGGTTTCAAATGCTGGGGCTTTAGGTGTTGGTTTAAACTTTTTAAACACCCCTCTTATGCCTGATCTTAACATTTTTCTTTCTGACTTTTTAAGCGGTATCCTTCCACCTTTTGGTGTGATTGCTGTAACACGATCAGGTCTTAATTCTTCCTTGATAGCGATAAGCTCACTTTGTTTAACGGCTACAATGACTTCTATTGCGCTCATTATGTTGTCTCCGTAATCAGCTGTGCATCACTCAAAGCAGCGTCTTTAATATCAATACCACTAATATTTGCATTAAGCTCATTCGTACCGTCTTTGTGTCCAGCGTCTACCGTTGTTAATCCTGTGGGTACTGTGCCTGATACATCTGAGCCAATAGCAATACCGTTAAGTACAACACTGAAATCATTAGCGGATACACGTACACCGATCTTATTAATTGCTGATAGGCTTAATACGGTAGCTGTAGTTGTTGAGACTTGAGATACACCGCCTGTAACAACATCGAGTTTAACCTTGCCGTCTTGTAGGCTTATTTCTACAGTATTATTAGCTGTGCCATCGGTCAAATATAAAGCAGTAACATTGCCCGTAATAGTCTGTCTGTGATAGACATCACAAAGGATTGATATATCACCTGTTGTTGCGGGGATTGTCTGGTCTATTTCGTCTGCTACTCGTGTGACTGAATCGCCTACTGTCTTGATGTATGACGTTGATATTGCTCCCGCTTCAAACTGTACCGTACCTGTTGTGCCACCTGTTACTTGTATATCTGATGTTGCTCCGGCAGGGGTGTAAGTGTAAGTTGCAGCTGATGTGACAGCAGCACCGTCAACAGTTAAAGTTATATCGCCGGTTACTGTCACTGTGCTTACAACAGTGCCAGCATTCACCATCGCAGCCTGTGTAACCGGAACGCCTGAATTTAGATAGTAGTTAGTTGCTGCTGGTTCAACCAGCGCCCCGATCATAGTCGTTAGCGTGGTACCGCTTCGATCAGTATCAAAGTATTGTACGCCATCAACTCCTGCGCCATGCCATGGTGCTGAGAGTTCGCCGACACTCACAAAATCATCAAGTACCGTTTGTGTACCTGATAGTATAATAAATTCTATATTAGCAATAGCGGCTTTATATGTGCCGCTCACCATATTCCCATTGCGTGTGTCTAGTAGATAAGCGTTTACAGCATCACCTGTTCCGTCAGTAGTTACCGTAACTGTGTATAGTTCCCACTGGTTTGTTATAGTTAGCGATTTTCTGTTGTGACTGCCATCGTATATGTTTATCGCCCAGTCGGTTGTTCCGTTTAATCCTTTTATCCAAAGTTTTACAATTACCGTTAAAGGCGTATTGTTTACACTTTCCGGCAGGGTGTTTGATAGAATGAAAGAACTAGGTACGGCTAAATCAACTCCGTTTAGTCTCAACTCAGAATTCGGGGTAAACACGATAGTGTCATTCCCCAGGTATCCCCACCCGTTCTTCACACCCACGTCACTTAAATCATCACTTTTCTTAATTCTATTATGTACACGCCTAGCCCCCGACTCTCTTACCTCATTATCAAGGCATTCGTGCATCACTTGTTCAAAATCCAGCACAGTACCGTTAGATGGTCGTATTGAAGTTGCAAAGCCTGACACCGTGTCGAATAAGCCTATGAGCAAGGGTAGTCTGTACAGTCTAGATAGTGCACCTGACCCACCTATGGCAGCTAAGCAATCTAACGCCATTGATAAGGACAAACTAGGCATATGCGATTATGCCAGCAGCTGTAGTAGACGTAGTTTGAAGTATAAGGCCTTGAATGTTTAGCGGTATGATCTGCCCGTCGCTTAAGGGTATAGCAACTGTA